GCCGCCTGGCCAAGGACTGGGAGTGCCTCAACCAGAACGGCCTCGCCTTCCTGCATTGGGCTTCCATCAGGCTCATGATCAGAAAGCTCTGTCAGAAAACATCATGATCCCGGATGGACTCTTAGGCGGCGGGCGGTCCTGGACGCAATCGACTTGACTGTAGCGTTGCGACTGCAACTGCTGTCACGTTTCCCCGAAATAGACTGGCCCCCCGATGACAACCGATCCGACCAAGCCGTTGCTTCGCCTGGCGCCTCCGAGAAGCGCCGACAGGCTACCCGGAAAACGGCGCGGGCTTCCCGGACTTAAGCGCTTCCCTAAAGCTGCACAGCGCGGAAAGTTCGCTCCCCAGTTCGACGAGGTGTTGAAATTCTTGTCAGACCCGTCCACGCGGGCAGAGCTGACGCGTGATCCCACCTCCCTTCTGCCCGAGACGCTCCTTGTATTCACCGTTAGTGGAGAGATCCAAAACCTCGCGAACGCGCTGAAGAAGATTCCAGGCCTGGACCTCGTCGGTGAAGATCTCGACGAGGCAATAGAGGATGCAGTGCCGGAGAGCGGCGACAATTTCCTCTACCTCATGCTACCCAGCCAATCAGCGCTCGCAGAAATAGAGAGGTTGTGGAGAAGATGGGCCGAGGGGGACACATTCCCCGGCTCAGCACCCATCAGAGACCTTTTCGAGTGTCTAAAATCGATCCGGCGCTGGAGCGCGCAGGACCGGATCTCTGATGCCGACGCACGCGTGTTGATGGCAATTTCCTCCGAAACTCCAACGGCCCAGATCGCAGTGGAAATTGAGCTTGTCTTCCGCGAATCTACCGTTCAAGCGGAAATCGCGCGGGAGGCCGTTCGTGCGGCCGTCCGGGCTGCCGGCGGGCGAGTACTGCACGAAGCTCGCCACGGAGAGTTCGTCTCCGACGCTCTACTCGTGGAACTCCCCGCACGAGAAGTAAACGCAATCGCTAATCATTCGGAGGACTCCCTCGCGGCGCTCGAGCCCATCATGACGATCGGTCCGCAGGCGTCGATTTCACTTCGTACGGAAGTTGCGGGCGGAGACGTTGCTAACGTGCCAGGAGAGATGCCGGATCGCGAACCGATAGCTGCTCTTCTTGACGCTGTTCCCTCTCTCGACCATGAGCTTCTCTCGGACAGAATGCACGTCGACGACCCGGCTGGTCTCGACGCGCGCGCGGTTGGCTTACGGGTCCACGGCACCGCGATGGCCTCGCTCATCATCCACGGCGACCTCAATGAACTAGAACCTCCCGTCAGCCGGCCGCTCTATGTGCGTCCGGTCATGTACGCTAGAACACAAGGCGACGACGATGAGGTTTTTCCAAACGATCGGCTGCTCGTGGACGACTTTTACGACGCCGTAGTCCGCATGAAGAAAGGACTCGCCGGCGAGCCAGCTTCCGCGCCGAGCGTCCTCGTCGTCAACGTGTCCCTCGGAGACAACCGCCGGCGTTTTGCCGGGCGGATGTCGCGTTGGGCCAGGGCTATTGATGACCTAGCTTGGCGCTACGGCATCCTTTTTGTGATCAGCGCGGGGAACCTCGACATCGAGGGTCTCGATGATGTCGCGCTGGAGGGATTCGCTGACGCCCAAACTTTTGCTGCGGCCAGCGCCAACGATCGGGAAGTGGCGGTCGTCGAGGGTATCGCCGCATCAATACGCAATCGAAGCCTCCTGGCCCCGGCGGACTCCATCAACGCGCTGACAGTCGGCGCCGTCAACCGAGACATGGCGGCTGCAGACGCCAGAGGCAGGGTTGGCCTCGCGCCGTACACCGTCGCCGGGTCGATGCCGAATCCCAGCTCCGCGCCAGGGCTCGGGTATGGGCGTAGCATCAAGCCAGACATCCTGATGTCGGGCGGCCAGGAACTGATACTGCCTACCGGCGGTGTGGCGGGTGTGTCAATCCGTCCGGTCCGCATCGAGAAACCGTTCGGGCTGAAAGCGGCGCAGCCACGCTTCTCCCGCACCGACTCTGGGGCCAGGGTCGGATTCGTCGGACAGACAAGCACAGCTGCGGCTCTTGCCACAAGAACCGCTCACCGTCTGCATGACGTTTTGGAAATCGCGTACGGCTCAGCCTTCTTGGCAATACCTTCGCGGCAGCGCGCCCTGCTTCTCAAAGCGCTCCTTGTTCACCGTGCTCGCTGGACTACGATGGTATCCAAGATCGACGCGGCCTTCGGAACTGGGCTTAACTGGCAGAAGCGGCGCGCAAACGCGACCCGCATGCTGGGATACGGCGTGGTAAAACATGAGGACGTGCTATATTGCGTCACGAACCGGGCCACCGCTTGGGCTGTGGGTGAAGTTAAAAAGCTGGGCGCGGCGATCGTTACGTTGCCGTTGCCAGCTTCGCTTTCTGGAAAAGCGGTTGTCAAATCCATTGCAGTAACGCTGGCTTCGTTTTCTCCGACAGCTCCGGGACGGCGAAGTTATAAAACGACACGTCTGATACTTGCCGATCCGCATGGAGACGATTTGGGCCGACTGGGGCTCGACAAGCACGACATGCAACCCGACGTGAACGCCACCCGGCGTGGAACTGTCGCGCATAGGGTGTTCAAGGGGGACAAGGCTGCCGCCTTCGTCGCTAACGACAAGATCGAGTTCCGCGTTCAACGCGAGCGGGACTCCGGGGTGGGTGCGGACGACACGATCTCTTTCGCGGTCGCCATTACGATTGAGACAGAAGCTGATCTGCCGATTTATCAGGAGGTCTCGATCAGCCTGCCAATTAAACCGGCGGTCGCGGTCGTGGCAGCGACTACAGCCTGATGACCACCCCCCTTCCGAGCCCGACGGGAGGATTTCGGGCAGTTTTCGGCGGGACGAATTTGTTCCGGTTACGTGGTAAGAAATACGTCCGGAATATTCGCTGGTGAGTCTGCATGGCTCTGTAGATTGAAATTTCCTGCATGCCGCTCAATGTATGATAGACTTGATTTTTGTCTTTGGTACCACACCACGACACCACTGATAACCGCTGTTTGAGAGTCGGGATAATCGAGCCCTTAGCAGTTACACTTCCGCCATACCGCGAGCCATTAATTCCTGTTGGTCAGCAACCCTGCTTCCGCCACATCACCGAGAACGGCTCCATCAGGCGATCCAGCGTCATGCGCTCCGGATCATGCCTTCCATCAAGAATTGCCTCCACGATGTCGGGTGCGAGCAGTGTCAGGCGCAGGATGCGGGCGACGTAGGACGGGTTGATGCTCTCTGCCTCAGCGAGGTCCCGCACCGTCTGGTAGCGGCCGGCGTCGAGTAGCTTCTGCCAGCGATATGCGCGAGCGAGCGCCTTCACCATCGCGTTGTCGACGCGAGCCCGTGGCGGCGCCCACGCGTCGGCTCCGGTCGGAGAGATGACGAGCTTCCGCCCGCCGCGCTTCCTGAACGTCATCGGCACGGTGACGGTGAGCGAGCCGCCGTCGTGGTGGATGGTGCCCTTCGCCATCACGCTGCCTCCCGCTGGTTCATGGGCGATCGCAGTTCCGCAAGCAGCGCCGTCAGGCCGCCGGTGCGGAGGCGGATGGCGATGCCGTCAGTCTTCACGTCGACGCGCTCGACCAGCAACTGGACAAGGCGCGCCTGCTCCGCCGGGAACAACTCCCCCCATGTTGGATCGAGACGCTCGAACGCCTCGCGGACGTCCGCCTCGGTGATCTGCGCATCATGCTGCCTCGCCGCCCTCCACGTCCTGACGATCAGTTCCGGCGCGCGCAGCAGGCCGCGAAGCTGGTCGACGACGGCTGCCTCGATCTCTGCGGCGGGGAGCCGCCGCACCGGGCAGGTCTCCGGCCCCCGCTTCAGCACCGACTGGGTGACGTAGTAGCGGTAGAGCCGATCGCCCTTGCGAGTGTGGCTCGGCGACATCGCGTCCCCGTTCGGCGAGAAGATGAGGCCGCGCAGGAGCGAGGGGCCAGACAGCCGGGTCTTGTTCGCCCGCATCAGCGGGCTCTCGCCCATGATGGAGTGGACTCGGCTCCAGAGGTCGACGCCGATGATCGCCTGGTGCTCGCCGGGATAGGCGACGCCCTTGTGGACGGCATCACCGATGTAAACCCGGTTGTTGAGAAGTTTGTAGAGCGAGCCTTTGTCGAGGCGATGGCCGCGGCGGCTGCGGATTCCTGCCTCTGCCAGCTCCCGCATCAGCAGCATGATCGAGCCGAGCTTCACGAAGCGATCGAAGATCCGGAGAACCGTGGCCGCCTCCTCCTCGTGGATGAGGAGCTTGCGGTTCTCCACCCGATAGCCGAGCGGCACCGAGCCGCCCATCCACATCCCCTTCTTGCGGGACGCCGCGACCTTGTCGCGGATGCGCTCGCCGATCACCTCCCGCTCGAACTGGGCGAAGGAGAGCAGGACGTTCAGCGTCAGGCGACCCATCGAGGTGGTGGTGTTGAACGACTGCGTGACGCTGACGAAGGTGACGCCGCGCCGCTCGAACACGTCGACCAGCTTGGCAAAATCCATGAGCGAGCGCGACAGGCGGTCGATCTTGTAGACCACCACCACGTCGACCTTGCCGAGCTCAATGTCGGCGATGAGGCGCTTCAGCGCCGGCCGCTCGAGCGTGCCGCCCGAGATGCCGCCGTCGTCGTATCGGTCCGGGACCGCGATCCAGCCTTCAGCCTTCTGGCTCACGACATAGGCCGCACACGCCTCGCGCTGGGCGTCGAGGCTGTTGAACTCCATGTCGAGGCCTTCTTCAGACGATTTGCGGGTGTAGATCGCGCAGCGGACCTTCGAGACGACCTTCCGGGCGGGATGCGAGGCGGCTGCAGTCCTGGTCATGCTCCCCTCCCCGCGCTCTTGAGGCCGAAGAACACCCAGCCGTTCCATTTCACGCCCGTGATGGCGTGAGCGATCGCCGACAGCGACCGGTACGGCCGGCCCTGGTACTCGAAGCCCTCGATGGTCACCGTCACGAGGTGCTCGACGCCCTGAAACTCCCGCAGCAGCCGCGTGCCGGCGATCGGCTTGCGGTCGTTGCGGATGCGCCGCGTCTTCGGGTCCATGTTCTCGACGTTGCGGGCGAGCGCATCGAGGCGCTTCACCGTCTCGGGCTTCAGCCCGCCATAGGCGAGTTCCTGGATCCGGTACGCCAGGCGGCTTTCAAGGTAGCGGCGGTTGTAGGGCGGCGCCTCCACCCCGTTGAGCTCGCGCCACATCGTTTTCAGCTCTGGCGTCGGCGTGGTCTTGATGGCGGCAAGGCGCGCCAGCACGGGGTCATTCATGGTCGGTCTCCGTCGACTTCGGGTCGACATGACCGCTCTGGTCGGGGAGGAAGTGAAGGCAACTTTCTCCACCGTCGCGAGGATATGCCGGGGACACACCGTCGCGGCGCTGGCGCTGGCGGACGACGGCGAGGGCGAGGAGCCCGGCGGCCTCATTGAGCCGCTCGGCATCGCTCATCAGCTCGGGCCGGAGGGCGTTGGGGCCGGGCGGAGTGGAATGTACGGAGACGTTTCGCATAAGGCGACGCTAGCCAGCCTCGCGAAATCCACAAGGTCAAATAATCGATTAGCGAACTACTACGCAATCATTCATGGTCTTTCGCAAATAGCGTCAAGCATGACTCTAAAGCTTTCCCCGTTAGATATGAGATACCCGCCTCGATTTAGTCCTCTTCCGGTATTTATTCGAGCCGAAGCCCCTGCTGCGATCGCGCGCTTCGTGCTGCTCGCCGCCCTATCTTTCTGCTGCTCGGCAGCAGCGACATCTAGAAGCGGAACGCGAGCTACCAAGTGTCGCCTTTGGTGACGGTCGCGGCGCGAATGTGCGCCCCCCAGCTCAACGGCGCGGCCATGGGCGGCTCACACGCATTCCACTTTCATCGGCTCGCATGGAGCACAACGTGGTGCGGGTGCAGGTGATCGAGCACCGCGCTGGTGGGTTCGCCCATGCGTCTCATAACGCTCTCATGTTCGTTTTTTATTCGAAGTCGAGAGTGGCGAGAACGTTGCGCGCGACGCAACACGGCGGTACGGAGGGGGCAGAGATAGTCTAACACCTGAGAGAAGTAGGGCGGCTATGATCGTTAACCCTCCAGACCATGAAACTCTCAATGACATCGCACTTGCTCTATATTTTAAAGCCTGGATGGAGGTTTCGCAGCTTTCATATGATCTTGATGATTTTCTTGACGTCACGAATGACGCGTACGGGAGCGAGGCTTGTGACGCGGAGAAATCTGAATACCTCAGAGCGTGTCGATCCGAGTTGCAAGCGTCATACGCGACATTGCAGCAAGCTAACGAACTTGCATTGAAAGCGCGCATTTGCAGCGTAAGCCCATATTTACTCTTGCTTGGCACCGATCTTAAGGCCTTCAGCCCTAGTACGGATACAGACTTTTCTACGTTGAGGACTATTGATGCTGTTGATCTGCCCCGCCTCGTAAACGCCGTCTGCCGCACCCCCCTGCCGCCGAAATTCATTTCTCAGTACGAGCAGATGCGCTCGCAACGCAACAAAATTGCGCACCTCGGTGACGCCGGATCAACGTTTGATCCGGATGGCATACTAAAAATGATGGTTCTACAGTATATAAATCTCTGGCCGGCACGTTTTTGGTTAAATGACTACCTGCATTTTTCGAGCAAAACGCGGCTAGGACTACTCGCTGATAACAAGAATGTATCGACCCATATGGAAGCCATGAACGAGTGGGTTTGGTGCCAAGGCCGCTTCACCAAAGCTGAGTTTAAGAGTCTTTTTGGAATCGAGAAAAGACAACGTAGATATATTTGCCACTCGTGCCTCGACAATGCTTCCATGCGATACTCCGAGTTCTCCCCTGAGCAGTGCACCACTGCTTATCTTTCGGAAGATAGGAAAAGTCTCACCTGCCTCATGTGCCTTGAAACGTTTCCTGTCACAAACTCAAAATGTCGTCACTGCAAAGGGGACATACTAAACTCACACGTTGGCGCGGATATGGGACGTTGCCACTCCTGCGCCTCTCATCAAAACGACAAGCCCGATTGGGAGTTATGAGGCAACATCGCTCGGCAACGGTGACGCAGTGTCCATGGGTTGTCGCGTTGCTACCGGAGTTTTTGCGCGCGCTCGGCAAAGCATTCAGAGCCGCCGCGACGTCCAAACCACGCGCCCGACGACGCGCACCTCATCTGCGCTTTGTTCATAGGTCTTGTACTCTGGGTTCACCGACCTGATCACCACCATCGGCGGATCGGAGTTCGGCTCGTGCTCAATGCGCTTGGCGACGAGCCCCATCCCGTCCCAGATCACGAAGATGCCTGGCGGCACCGGGATCTGCTGGCTGATGTCGATCAAGACCCGGTCTCCGCTAGCGAGCAGCGGCTCCATGGAGTCGCCGTCGATCGTGATGATGCGCAGGTCTGCTGTGCGAGCCCGGAACTCGTGACGGATCATCCCCTCAGGGAAGAACCACACCTGCTTCACCTCCTCGAGGCCCTCGTGGATGGCGCCGGGACCCGCTGAAGCTCGCACGTCGATTTCGGCCACGCGACCAAAGCCAGCGGGAACCCCGCCGGTCGTCAGGCTGCCGACGGGTGCCAGATCGCTCGACCGCTCAGTCGCTGGCGGCTTACGGCGCCGCTTCCGCGGCGGCACGCTATCGTGGCGCAGTTCGCTGTCGTCGCAGCCAAGGTGCGCCGCGAGCTTGCGACGGTCTTCTTCCGCCAGGACCCGCGGCGTTCCTCGCATCACGAACTGGTGCAGGTAGGCGTCGTTCCTGCCGATCGCGATGGACGCGTTCTTCAGGTTGGTCCCGCGGTCGCGGACCAGCGCCAGCACCTTCAGTCGGATGGGATCGAGATTCATCGGTCGCTGTCCCTGCTCCTGTTGGAGATAGGCAATTAGCAACTTTTTCTGTTTGACGCAATGGGAGGGCCGGGCATTAACTAATCCTATCAGACGGGCGGCCACAGGAACCCTCGATGTCGACGATCAGTAGCCAGTTCCGAGAGCGGGTAGAGGCGTTCCTGGCAGCCTCCGAGTTCAAGCCCACCGAGTTCGGCCGGCAGGCCACAGGCGATCCGACCTTCGTTCTGAACCTCAGGCGGGGTCGATCACCGACGCTGACGACCGTCGACAAGGTGCTGGCCTTCATCGCCGAGATCGAAGCCGATCCGTCCCGGTGCGGCCCCAATAGGAAAGCGGCATGACCATGCCCCCCATTCACCTCAACCAGATCGAACTCGCCAAACGGTGGAAGATCTCGCCGCGCACGCTGGAGCGCTGGCGCTGGGCGGGCCAGGGCCCTGCCTTCGTCAAGCTCGGGGGCCGGGTCGTCTACCAGGTGGACGCCGTCGAGGCCTACGAGCGCGGCCGCGTCTGCCAGAGCACCCAGCAGGGCACGGCCCTTAGGAAGGTCTCCTGAGATGGCCCGCCTGCACTTCGAACAGGGCAGCCTCCCTGCTCCGTACGTTGCCGAGGCCGTCAACGATCTCGCCTTCTACGGCTGGATCGCTCAGGCCGCTCCTGGCGAGACGCTGGTCTATCACCGCGGCTTCCTCGGCATCGACATCGCCCCGGTGATGTCGCGGTTCGGCGAACCCGATCGCCGGCGGCTCCTTGGGCTGGCACAGGCAGCGCTTTCTGCCTTCGAGGCGGATCTCGTCCATCTCGTGCAGGTGCGGCTGGAGCCCGACCGCTTCGCCTACCTCGCCGTGGCGCGCCGCAAACCGGCCCACGCGCCGGCAGCGCTCGCGCGGCTCGTCGCCGCCACGGGTCAGCCTGATCTCGCCGCAGCGGCGTAGCTGGCCGACTGTCACCTCGTTCTTCCTATCGCGGAGCCACTCCGATGCCGTTCCCCTCGAACGTGCCCACCGCTGACGACCTGCCAGGGCTCGCCCTGCAGGAGATCGCCCGACTGCCGATCGTTCTGCTGGCGAACCTGCAGCATGAGGTCGACGAGCGTCTGACGCAGACCAAGGCTACGAAGGCCCGGCTCGACAGCGCTTTGGAAGCCCGCTTCTCCGCCCGCGCCGCCGACCTGCGCCAGGCGCACGCCAAGGACACCGGCACGGTCCGCTTCGACGAGGGCGAGTTCACCATTGTTGCCGATCTGCCGAAGCGGGTCGATTGGGACCAGCTCCAGCTCGCGGCTGTGGTGGAGCGTATCCGTGCCGCCGGCGAGGATCCGGCCGAGTACGTCGACATCGCCTTCAAGGTGCCGGAGCGCAAGTACGCCGCCTGGCCAGACGCGATCCGCACCACTTTCGAACCCGCACGCACCGTGCGGCCCGGCGCACTGAAGATCGAGATCGTCCCGCAGGGGAGCGATCGATGAGCCTGCGCATCATCTCTGCCGATGACCGGCTGCGGGAGGCGCACGGCAAGACGACGATGGCGCTGTTCGGACCAACCGGCGCGGGCAAAACCACGCTGCTGAAGACCCTGCCGCCCGGCGAGATGGTATGCATCGATCTCGAAGCGGGTCTGAAGTCGGTTCAGGACTGGCAGGGCGACAGCATCCCGATCCGCCGCTTCAGTGACGCGGTCGACATCGCCTGCCTGATCGGCGGCGCCAACCCTGCCGCTCAGCCCGAGGAGCACTTCTCGGAAGCGCACCACGCCCACCTGCGAGGCCAGCATCCCGAGTTAGCCGCACGGCTCGACGCCAAGCGGATCATCTTCGTCGACAGCATCACCGATCTGACGCGCCAGGCGATGGCGTGGGCGAAGAGCCGGCCGGAGGCACTGTCCGAGCGGACGGGCAAGCCCGACACCCGCGGCGCCTACGGCCTGCTGGCGCGGGAGGTCATTGGCCTCCTGAAGCATCTGCAGTATGCCCCCGGTCGCACCGTCATCTTCGTCGGCATCCTCGAAAAGGTCACCGACGACATGAACCGGGTGGCCTGGCAGCCGCAAATGGACGGCGGGAAGGTCGCACGGGAACTGCCCGGCATCGTCGACCAGGTGCTCACGATGAGCCTGTTCAGCGCCGAGCCCGCCGCCAGTCCAGATGCAGCGCCGACCTGGCGGCACGACCCCGACAAGGGCAGCGCCCGTCACCTCGTCTGCCAGTCCGGCAATCCGTTTGGCCTGCCTGCCAAGGACCGCAGTGGACGGCTCGACGTGCTCGAGCCGCCGGACCTCGGCGCGCTGCTCGCAAAGATCAATCTGAGAGGATCCACGTCATGACCTTCGACATGAACGACGCCCAGCCTCAGCAGTCCGGCGACCTCATTCCGGACGGCACCTTCGCCAAGGTGGTGATGACGCTGCGCAAGGGCGGTACCGACGGCATGAGCGAGGTCGACCGCGGCCTGCTCAAACTCTCGAGCCAGCCTGCCAGCGACGTCCGCATGCTCGATGCCGAGTTCACCGTCGCCGAGGGGCAATACGCGCGCCGGAAGTTCTGGCAAAACTTCACGGTCCAGGGCGGCAAACTCGACGAGCAGGGTCAGTCGATCGGCTGGAAGATCTCGAAGTCGACCTTCCGCGCGATGATCGACAGTGCGCTGGGTCTGAACCCAGACGACATGAGCGACGCCGCCAAGGCCAAGCGGGTGCTGCGCGGCCTCGCCGATCTCGACGGCGTCAGCTTCGTCGCCAAGATCCAGATCGAGGCGAGCAAGAACCCCTCCTACAAGGACGCGAACAAGCTCGAGCACGTGGTGCTGCCGACCGAGCCCGAGTGGAAGAAGGTGATGGCGGGCGAGGCCGTCCCGCCGCAGCCGTCGGCGAAGGCTCGGCCCGCTGCCGCGGCGCCCTCCCTGCCACTGGCTCCCGCGTGGGGCCAGCCACAGGCACCCGCCGCTCCAGCGGCGCCCGCCTGGGGAACGCAGGCTGTAGCCGCGCAGCCTGCGCCCGCTTCGCCGCCGCCCGCTGCAAAACCCGCCGCCGGTCCAGCCTGGCTGAACCCGTGACCGCGGATGAATGGCAGGCGCACGTGACGACGGAGGCGGCGTTGGCGATGGGCGGCTGGCTTGAGGGCCGCGGGCGGCTCGACCGCCCTATCGCCAGCCTGACGCGGCGGGATCTCGAATGCATGGCATCGAACGCGATCAGCCGCTTCATCGTGCTGGCCTCCGAACGGCGGACCGTTGCGGCCAACCGTCAGGAACGCGAAGCGCTGGACCTGTTGCTTCTCGGCTGAGCACGGCCCAGCTCGCTCGGCCGGTGCCCTGCGCTCTCTGCGGCCGCGAGGCTCGCGGCTTTGGCTACTGCCACGGGCTGCGCTGGCAGCGCCACCCCTTCCACCGCTTCTGCTCCATGGCCTGCCTGACGGTGGGCTCGGCAAACGCCTGGAGGAACCTCGGCGTGATCGACAAGACCGACATGGAGGCCCGCGCCATCCGCGAGGCCCGCCGCTCGCTCGCCGAGGCACTGACCGAGATGGGCTTGCTCGAGCCCTTCGTCGATCGGCCTGCGGAGGACATCGACCGCGTCATCGAGGCCTGCGTCGACGGTTTCCAGGCCGCCATGCAGCGCCAGTCGGACGCCGGCAGTGTTCCGTTTTGAGGGGGCGTCTGTGCTCGTCGATCTCAATCACCGCTCGGGCTTCATCTACGGCCGTCCCGCCGACGCGCCAGCCCTGCTAGGCGCGCGCATCAATGCGGCTATCGACGCGGCGCTCACCTTCGAGCGGAACGGCCTGCGGCCACGGGCCTATCTCGGCGCGAGCCGGATCGGCGAGCCCTGTGCGCGGCGTCTCGTCTACGAGGTCCTTCACACGCCGCCCGACCCTGGCAAAGAGACCGAAGGGCGCACTCTCCGCATCTTCGCTGCCGGGCACGTCTTCGAGGACCTGGCCATTCGCTGGCTGCGGCAGGCCGGCTTCGACCTCCGCACGCACACGCCGCAGGGCGGTCAGTTCGGCTTCGAGACAGCCGGCGGCCGGATCCGCGGACACATCGACGGCGTGATCGTCGCTGGCCCCGACATTGGCCTCTCCTGGCCGGTGCTCTGGGAGCACAAGGCGCTGAAGGCGTCGTCCTGGTCAGACACGGCCCGCAAGAGCGTGCAAACCTCGAAGCCCGTCTACTTCGGCCAGATGCAGATCTACATGGCCTACATGGGCCTCGGGTCAGCACTCTTCACCGCGCTGAACAAGGACACCTGCGAGCTTTACCACGAGCATGTGCCGTTCGACCCCGCCACCGCGCAGGCGCTGTCGGACAAGGCTGTCGACGTGCTGCGCGCCGCCGACGCCGGCGATCTGCTGCCGCGCATCGCAAGCAGCTCGGACTTCTTCCTCTGCCGGTTCTGCCCTTACGCCGCTCGCTGCTGGGGGTATCGGGCATGACCGTCACCTTGTCCGACACTCAGAGCCGCGCCATCGCTGCCATCCGCGATTGGTACCTGACGCGGCCGGACGACCAGCAGGTCTTCCGCCTGTTCGGCTATGCCGGCACGGGCAAGACCACCATCACCGCGCTCGCCATCGAGGCGCTCGGCCTCGAACCGATGACGCCCGGCAGCGGCGGCGGCGTGCTGTTCGCCGCCTTCACCGGCAAGGCCGCCCTCGTGATGACGCGCAACGGCACCCCGGCGCAGACCATCCACAGCCTCACCTACCGCGTTTCCGAGGCGACGCCGCAGGAGATCGAGCGGGTCAATGCGGACCTTGCCGCGCTCCGCCACGACCTGCCCCGGACGCCGCCGGCGGAACGGGCCTTCGCACAGACACTGATCGCCCGGCTCGAGCTGCGTCTCCAAGACATTCACCAGCCGAAGTTCCTAATCAACGAGCAGTCGATCCTGCGCGGCGCCGACCTGCTCGTCCTCGATGAGGTCTCGATGGTCGGTGCCGAGATGGCCCACGACCTTCTCGCCTTCGGCAAGCCGATCCTCGTGCTGGGCGATCCTGGCCAGCTGCCGCCGATCAAGGGTGAAGGCTTCTTCACCGAAGCTATGCCGGACGTGATGCTCACCGAGGTGCACCGCCAGGCCGGTGACAGCGCCATCCTGCGGCTTGCGACGCTGGCACGCGAGGGTCTGCCGATCCCGCCTGGCGCCTATGACGCCCACGTCTGGAAGATGTCCCGTCATGATGTCGGGCCTGCCCAGATGCTGCAGGGCGGCCAGGTCATCTGCGGCACCAATGCGACGCGTCGTTGGCTCAACACCGCGATGAAGCACGCGGCCGGCTTCTCCGCGGACTATCCGAGCGGCGCCGGCGAGAAGATCATCTGCCTGAAGAACCGTCACGATCTCGGCCTCGTCAACGGCATGTTCCTGAAGCTCGCCGACGTGCGGCAGGACCACGGCGACGCCTTCGCCTTCAGCGCGACGATCGAGACGGAGGACGGCACCAGCATCGCTGGCCGCCAGAATTTTTGGCGTGGCGAGTACGCCGACCATGCCGCCTTCGATCCCGAGCGAGGGCGCCGTGAGTGGCAGGTTCGGCGCGGGTTGATCGAGACCAGCTGGGGCTACGCGATCACCGGCCACAAATCGCAGGGCAGCCAGTGGGAGAACGTCATCGTCCTCGACGAAGGCTTTGGGCGCACGGCCGCCGACCGCAATCGCTGGCTCTACACCGCGATCACGCGGGCCGAGAGGGGCCTGGTGATCCTTGCTTGACCTCAACGACGCCAAGCCGATCGGCGGCGACGCAACACGCTACGACCTGGACCTGATCGTCCAGAGGCTGCGCGAGACCGCCGAGCAGTGGGTGCCGCAGCTGTTTCCAAACGGCCGGCGCTCGGGCGACGAGTGGCGCCTCGCGAATATCCAGGGCGACGCGCCGCGCAATATGGGCTCGTGCGTCATCACCCTGCGCGGGCCGCATGCCGGTGACTGGATCGACTTCGACGGCAACCAGGGCGGCGGGCCGATCAGCGCCATCGAGGAAGCGACCGGGCTCGACGGCCGCGCAATGATTATCGCAGCGGCCGAGATCGCCGGCGTCGCGCCGGGCCCTCCGGAACGGCGAGCACCACCGTCGCCCCCTCCCCTGAAGCGCGATCCCGCTCTTGAGATTGCCCGTATCCTCTCTGGCGCCGCGCCACTCGTGGGCACGCCCGCCGCCGACTACCTTGCCGGCCGTGGTCTCGATGTTCCGCCGCCGGCCGATCTCCTGTTTCACCCCGACCTGACGCACTGGGAGGCGAAAGCCGGCTACCCAGCACTCGTCGCGCAAGTTCGCGATCGAGCCGGCGCGGTCATCGGCCTGCATCGCACTTGGCTCAACACGGGCTCGGACGGCACCACGCGCCAGGCACCCGTCGAGAAGGCAAAGAAGATGCTCGGCCGCGTCGCCGGCGGCGCCGTGCGGCTCAATGACCTCGGTGACGGCGACCGCCTGGCGCTGTCGGAAGGGATCGAGACCGGGCTCGCGGCGCTGACGGCATGCCCCGACCTGCCGGTCTGGGCCACGCTCTCGACCTCGGGCCTCGAGCAGGTCGATCTGCCCCCCGCCGTCCGACGCGTCGTGATCCTCGCCGATCACGATGTCTCCGGCGCCGGAATGCGTGCCGCGGATGCGGCCGCGCGGCGTCTGCGCGCCCAGGGACGCGACGTCGCCATCGCCCTGCCGCCCGAGGAGGGTGAGGACTTCAACGACCTCCTTCTTCGCGTGGGACCCGAGGCCGTCGCGCGCGTGATCGCCGCGGCAGAGCGCGTCGTCGAGACCGAGGCAGTACTGCAGATCGGCCAACACCGGCCGCTCGACTACCAGGGATCGGGCGACAGCCCGCCGACGCTGCGCGCCGACGAGGGCGATCTCGCACGCTCCGTCGAGCGGGTCTGGAGCCTGCTCATGGCCTCCAACCGGACGCCCTGGGTGTTCCGCTTCGCCGGCCAGCCAACCTGGGTCGTGCCGGACGACGAGGGCCGTCCGGTCGCCACCGCGCTGAACGAGGACAGGCTTCGCCACATGCTGGCGCGGCTTGCCCGCTGGGTGCGCCTGAATGCCAAGGGCGAACTGATGCCGGCCCCGCCGCCCGTCGCCGTCGTCAAATCGGTGCTCGCCACCCCCGATCCGGCGCTGCCGGTGCTGACCGGCATCGTCAGCACGCCGGTGTTCGGTCGGGGCGGGACGCTCATCACTGTGCCCGGGTACCATCCCGATGCGCGGCTGCTCTATGCGCCGACGCCAGGGTTCACCGTCCCAACCATCTCCATGCGGCCGTCCGCGACGGAGATCGGCGCCGCCCGGAACCTCCTGTGCGAGGACCTCCTGGGCGACTTCCCCTTCACCGGCGATGCCGAGCGCGCCCACGTCGTCGCGCTCCTGCTGCTCGGCTTCCTGCGCGGCATGATCGACGGGCCGACACCGCTGCATCTGATCGAGAAGCCGACGCCAGGCTCCGGTGCGACGTTGATGGTCGACGCCGTCGCCACCATCCTCACCGGATCCGGCGCGAGCGTCATGACGGAAGGCCGCGACGACGACGAGTGGCGTAAGCGCGTCACCGCCAAGCTCCGCCAGATCCCCGCGATCGTGCTGATCGACAACCTGCGCGCCAAGCTCGACAGCTCAGCCGTTGCGGCCGCACTCACCGCGCCCTTCTGGGAGGACCGCATCCTCGGTGTCTCGGAGATGGTCCGCCTGCCAATTCGCTGCCTGTGGATCGCCACCGGCAACAATCCCGAGTTCTCCAACGAGATGGCGCGCCGTCTCGTGCGTATCCGGCTCGATCCCCACGAGGAGCGGCCCTGGCAGCGCACCGGCTTCCGACACCCCGACCTGATGACCTGGGTGCGCGCCAACCGCCCTCGCCTCGTCGCTGCTTGCCTCACTCTCTGCCAGGCGTGGATCGCTGCCGGACGACCGCGCGGCACCCGCACAATCGGTTCCTTCGAGAACTGGGCGCACGCCATCGGCGGCGTGCTCGAGGTCACCGGCATCCCCGGCTTCCTGGGCAACCTCGACGAAATGATGGAGGCGTCCGACAGCGAGGGCGCCGGCTGGAGCGCCTTCATCACCGCCTGGTGGGACCGCTTCGGGACGGCCGGGGTCGGCACCGCAGACCTCTTCGACGTCGCCGTGTTCTGCGATCCGGCTCCGCCCATCAGCGGCAACAACGATCAGGCCCGCAAAACCACCTTCGGGTTGGCGATCAAGAGACTGCGCGACCGGGTGTTCCGGGTGGGGGATCTCAATCTGCGGATCGGCAAGGCCGGCACCTTGCGGCGTGCGGTGCGGTGGCAATTGGAGGTCCTCAAGCAGAAGCAACCGAGCTCGCAGGGCCGCGACAACTCCCGAGTGTGTGAGCCTCGGGACGGTTGTGTGAGCCTCGACGCCAAACGCTCACACGCGCAACACACTGAAAACAATGACGAATATGAGCCTTGTGAGGGTTGTGAGCGTTTTCCAACCCCTACGCACATGCGCACGCACGCGCGTGTGAAAGAAGATGCCGGAAAAGGCTCACAACCCTCACAAGGCTCACAAAGCCAAACAGTCTCAACCGCTTACGAGTGTGAGCCTCCGTGTGAGCCTCGAACGGCAGGCTCACAACGCTCACCGCGCCCCGACTGGCTGCGGGAGCTCGACCCATGAGCCCCGCCGGCCCCCATCACCTCATCCCGCTGCAAATCGGAAGGAGCCGGTCATGGTCCATCTATCTCTGACCCCAACGCCAATCGCAGTCCCCTACCGCTGCGGGCCCGTCGTCCTTGCCCTCGATCTCGGCACCACCACCGGCTGGGCGCTCAGGACGGCGGATGGGCTGATCACCAGCGGCACGGCATCCTTCCGCCCCCGCCGCTTCGACGGCGGCGGCATGCGCTACCTGCGCTTTGCCAACTGGCTGACCGAGCTCGACCGCATGTCCGGCCCCCTCGCCACCATCTGGTTCGAGGAGGTCCGCCGTCACGCCGGCACTGACGCCAGCCACATCTATGGTGGGCTGATGGCGACGCTCACTGCCTGGGCCGAGCAGCGTGACATCCCCTACGAGGGCGTGCCCGTCGGCACCATCAAGCGACACGCCACAGGCAAGGGCAACGCGCCGAAGGAGGCGATGATCAACGCAGCCAGGGCGCGCGGTTTCTCCCCGGCCGATGACAACGAGGCCGACGCCGTCGCGCTGCTCCTGTGGGCGATCGAGACCAAGGGAGGCATCCGATGAGGTGGGCGCCGCGAGGCTGCGGCGGACACCGCCGCAATCCCGAGCAGGTCAAACAGGAGGGCTGGCTCGAGCAGAAGGTTCTCGTCGTCAGCGAGGGCGATCCCCGCCTCACCTGGCCCGAGCGCGAACTCGTCCGGCAGCTCGGCGACAAGCTCTACGGCATGCGCAAGGAGGCCCGTCATGGACGCCTGGAACCGTGATCAGGTGGAGGAACGGCTTGCCGAGGCCGCCGACGTCTTGAAGCGGCTGCCCGAGTTGAAGGTGCAGGGCTACTTCAGCACGTGGCCCCGCATCGCCTACGAGTTCTCCGATCTCGTCGGGCAGGAGGCGCCGCGTCTGCGTCGCGGACCACCCTCCCCTGATGCCATTTCCCGCATGGAGGCGACGCTGCCCTGGCTGCAGTGGCTGGAGCCGGAGGACGCCAAGCTCGTGTGGGCGCGTGCCGAGCGCACGCCGTGGAAGCCGATCTGCTGGCGCTTCGGCATCTCGCGCGCCAGCGCCCATCGCCGCTGGGAGTACGCCCTTAGAGTCCATCCGGGATCATGATGTTTTCTGACAGAGCTTTCTGATCATGAGCCTGATGGAAGCCCAATGCAGGAAGGCGAGGCCGTTCTGGTTGAGGCAC